GCCATAAGCGCCTCTTAGGTTTTATTCTTAATTTTTACTAAATAACCATCCTTAAAATAAAGCTTTGAATGGTTCATAAATTTATAACTTACATCAGGAAAATCATACTCCCAAATATCAATAACTTTTCTTTCAGTTTCTATGCTTGATGTTTCTCCTGGCCAACCCCAAGCAATTACCACTTCTTCTTTAGTCATCCCAATAACAACCTGATAATTAAGAATAGCAGTTTTTACTTCTAAAGAAAGTTTGAGATGTTCCTCAATATAATTATTCTTCTCTACTAACGCTTTATCACGAATAACCTGTACTTTCTGCTGCATTAAAACAGGATCATCAAAAGGATTAACGCGCGGGCTTACGCAACCGCATAGTAAAAAGATAATAGGTAACAGAAGTAGTTTTTTCATTTTCGCATTTTATTTTTTAAGTCTAGCCTTGTTTTAGATTCAAGCATTTTTAATTCCCCGTCTATTATGCTCATTGCTTCCACAAACTTATTAGACTGACCTAACCAACCCAGATTATAAGGCATTACTCCTATTTGCATTAAATTATAAGCCCTGACAAACGCTTGGGTTTCATAGGTAATTAACTTTTTAGGGCAACGGTTAAACTTCCACTTTCCTATCTCCCAACGATCAGGAATAATGCTGTCCTGTTCGCAACCGTTAAATTGTTTCTGGCTATCTGAACACTTATCGCAATTTAATTCAAGATAAGGAATCCAAACAGCCACTATGAGTTTTTTGTTTCTTCCTCATTTAATTGTGATAAGCGTAAAATCTCTGTGCCTATCTCGTTAATAATCTGCGAAGGAATAATTTTAATAACACTATCGGCTACAACCTTATAGGTATGCGGCCCGCCTAAACTCCGAACAACAGTATTAAAGTTTAATTTATTCCCGGCTGCGTCAGTAAAGTTCTCAAACCCTTTAAGCCCGAACCTTACAATTTCAAGCATCATCTTTAAAGGGTTATTGCTATGTTCTCCCAGCGAAGCAAAGACCTCTGAATCTAAAACACTAACTTTCCATATTGTTTTAGGCTCGCCTTTATCGTGTGAACTGATAAAATCTTTTGTTTCGCTTAAACTAATGCCAACTATTCCCATTTTTACCTCCTGGTAGAGTTTGGTTAATAAAATACTTTGCTATTGTGTAATCTACTATGTTCACCTGCTGTCATAATTTGTAAGTTTTCAAGTCTATTATCGTCGGGAATACCGTTAATATGATGGACTATCTCGCTAGGAGATAATTTTCTCTCTAAATATTGCTCCATAATATAACGATGTTCGGCGATTATTCCACCTTTGCAATAATTTTTATATTCGGGTAAATACAACCGTCTATGTCCTTTTGTATCATAACTAACCCCTCCATTCCAACGGGAAGTATATTCCTTAATCTTTCCAGTTTCTTTGGTAATGCGAGTTTGAATATGATTAATCTTTAATACTCTCGCAATATTCGTATGGTAAGTTCTATAAAGATTGGCTATCTCTCGTTGACACAATCCTTGTTGATATAAAATACAAATCTGCCTTTCTTGGTTATCGTTAAATAAACGCTTACCACCTCTTTTGCCTCTCAAACATTCACTAAGGGTTCTAATCTTAATCCCAAAATTCTTGACAATTTGTATGATTTGTTTCTTAGAAAAACCATACTCCTTGCCTAATTGTGGGCCATTAAAACCCTGCGAATATTTAATGGCAATTTCTTTGTATATTGCTGGTGGATATTTATATTTACCCATATTAAATTAACTTTCTACGATTGAAATTTCGTTGTTTCCACCATCTCCACGAGCTAATTGGAAGGGTATCTCAAAATTCCTGATACCTCCCTTATCGCCAATCTTGGGGGTGCGGCAATACCCATAATTGGCGGTAATAGTGATTATGTTTCCACCTGTAGCCCCTAAAACAAAGGATAGTGCCTTTACTGTCCGGCTATGGAAGTAATCAAGAAAATCCGCATTGCTTGTTGCGCGCAATACTGCTTCAATAGTCATTGATCCTTCCGGGTTGCGGCCGGTAATCTGAAAGCCTTTAACCCCTTCGGTCTGGTTAAAGTCCGGTCTTTCAGCAATATCATTATTGAGTTTCAAAGTAAGTTTCTCAATAATAGCCGAATATGAACCAAAGGTCATAACTGCGCCTTTGACTATATTCGGAACAGTAGCGTCAAAGGTTGGGGTAACTATCGGAACATCTGTAGGCAGGCTATAAAGCCCCTTGAATGTCCAGTTAAGTTTACCCATTTCCCCGGCGGTTAAATCAATCTCTAAATCACCTATACAACCATTGACTTTATAGAGTAGTCCGTCAATGTAAATCCAAATCGTACAACTTTTCATGCTTGAGGATAGAGGCAACCGGGTAATACTTGTAGAACTTATAACCGTACCCGAAAGTCCACAAGCCTGGAACAATGGGTCTTGGCGTGAGGCTGTTCCAGGTGTGCCTGAACCTTTAAGTTCAGTAGAGAACTTTAATTCACAAAAAGTCTTACCGCGCAATTCAGGAAACCGTGATAAGTCGCTATTCCCCGGATTGCGTTCTTTCATATCCGCATTTACAGTTATTTCAGGTTCATAAGCCATAACCGCGTTTGCCGCTTCCGCAGGCGTTGGGTCTGTTCCGTAAATTGATTCAATCTTTGCCAATAAAACTGTCTTTTTCGTCAACATGAATCCTCCTTGTTAGTAGATAATTGTATCTACAATTTTTAAGTTAATGGTTAATAAAAAGTAATTTGGTAATTCCTCTACTTTCCACCCTTTATATTTTAAAATCCTTGCAAAACCTTCCCAATGTGCCGGGTTGTCAAGGTCTTTAAGGATTGCGTCTTTCTTGCGTTGCGCGTCATCTCTGTTAATAATATCATTCTGTTCAGAGCGTTCAAAAGCAATCTGTATCTGCCAGTCTTGGATGTCATAGAATCTGTCAATCAAAGTTTCAGATTCATCAGTCATTGCCCCGGATAAAACCTTAATAATAAAAGTATTATTATATTCATTCGCCGGAGCATTCTTTAGGTCTATTGCCTGAGATTCTGCATAGCCTAACCCCTGCAATCTTGTCATTATCCTATTTTTTATTATATCAAAGCTCATCTTTAACCTCTATAAATTGGCGCTAACTCCGTAGCTGCTTCGGGAATTAAAACGCACTTACAATGTTCTTTGCAAACTGTACTTCCTGTTCTCGGTAAACCCTGTGCCTCCCATTGATCCCAGGTTGCGATATTGCCATGCCTTTCTAAACAATCCGGGCAAGTGTTAATTAAGACTGCTACCCACCTGTATTTAATCGCCATTCCTGTTTCTGCTAATTGCGCGGTATCTCTGAATCTACTGACTGAACCGGCATAAGTAGCTTTAATAGCGTTCCTAAATTCCCCAAATATCCTTCCTCCTTCTGATAAGTCTTTAAGTAAATCGTCTTTAATAACTTCTATTGCTACGCCTTGAGTTAATCTTGTGTTTATGTATTCCTCAATAGTAATTGCTGTCCTTGAAACTTTAGCGGTTAAACCGATATTCAAAGTTTCAATCTCTCTATCAGAAGAAGTTTCTAAAATCTTATTGTCCGGCATTATCTATCGCTTTCTGTATTTTGTCTTGCATATACTCTATGCTTAAATCCTCTGCATCTTTTGAGATCCCAAAGAACTTATAGAACTTTAACCCTTGATTGGTCTTAATGCCATCTATCTGCAAGTAACCGGCTATATCAAGGCGTTCTGGGCCTATTGTAACCATTACGCTGCCTTTACCCTTATTCCTGGCTATAAACTCCCCTAGGAGCGTGCCTGTGTCAATTAAAGGCCGATTATCACCTTTACGCTTGATTGTTTTAGGGTCATTCATAGGCAAACTGCCCCCATCAATCGCCATACCCGAATGGATGCCTTTTTGAATATCAGTTATGATAATCCGTTCAGCAATATCCATTAAGTCGGATTGTTCTATAAAAACTTTAGGAAAATTTATTCTATTTCTTATCTCGGTCTTTATCATTTAACTCCGGGTTGTTAGAATCCTGTATCTTAACTGGGTTATCTTTATCAATTCTCTTTTGTATAGCCTTAGCGAAAGCAAAACCTAATTCTACTGCTTGTGGTGCATATTCACTGAGGAATACTTCTTTTATTTCTTCCTTAACTCTTTCCAACTCGGCAGTAGGGTCTTTGACTAATGCTTCAATATCAATATCATCTATGGCATTGTCAATGATAACTTCTAATTCCTGCTCAAGTTCTTCCAGGCTGTCTATATGGTCGTTAATAACTTTTTCCATTTTTCCTTAAAGTATTCTGCTCGTTCTTTAGAACTCCTGATATATTCCTCATGCCCCATCTGCCGGATAGAAGAATTTATCTCATGATAGTATCTGCCGATTGGAGTATTTATTCCAGCTACCCATTGCTTAATACCTTTTTCTTTCATCTGCATAAAAAAGTCCATATCTTCCCAACCATAACCACATTTAGCAAAGGGGCCTTCGGTGGATAGTCTTATGCCTAAATCAAACATAGACTTTCTGTATAGTCCGTAAAATATACAACTAGCTGTATGAACTACCGGCTTATTAAGCAGAAAACATCTTGGTTCGTGATGTATCTGCGTTGGAGTATTCTTTTGATTGGTAAACTTATTAGGGTAAAACCCAATGGCGTATTCTTCCGGGTGCGCCTCAAGCCATTCCCTTAACAACTTAAAACTTCCGGGTACATAAAGGACATCCCCATCTAATAAAAGAATAAACTCGCCTTTGCTTGCTTCTATGCCCTGATTCTTGCCTATGGATATGCCAAGATTAGTCTTATTCCTAATTGTAGCTAAATCTTGACTTCCGTCGGTTGAACCATTGTCCACAATAATAACTTCATAATCAAAAGTTCCTAAGTCCCCAACAAGATTATGCAAGGTGTCATGTAAAGTCTTATAGCAATTCCAGGTTAGGATATTTATTGATAGCTTCACTAACATCTCCCTATTCTTAATTCATTCGGCTTATGGCCGGATTCCTCATCATCTATGGCCCCGGATTCGTCCTCGTCATATTCAAGGGTCATATTGTTAAAAGCAAGTTCAAACTTTTTCCAGTATTCAGAAGCGAGCCTATCCCATTTGTCATTTATATCTGACATCAAATCAAGACAGATAAAATGGACTGTCAGATAAAGTAGCGGAACTTCAATTTGCGAACTCTCAAGGATAAGTGAATCACGCTTGCCTTTATCATAAAGCATAGTTTCAATCTTCTTAAAACAAGATTGTATCTTATTTGAGAATGATTTAACTACCCGATAAACAGAAGTAGTATCAGGATTAGTAGCCCAATTAGGTGTAACTGCTATAACTCCTGTGGATTGAGTAAATCCTGAAATATCTCTTTTCTGACCCACTCCAGTACCAGCGATGATTTCAACTATACCGCCTTTCCAGTAATCGTCAGATTCCTTGCGCTTAGTCGCGTCAGTTATTGTTCCTGCTGCCCCGGCTGTGGCTGTGCCTTGAGCTTGCGTATTCGCTTTCCGCAAACTTTCTAATTCGTCATAAACATCATCATCGGTTATCGGAATTGAAAGAATACTTTTAACTATATCAAAAAGTTGAGTTTC